TTTGGGGTTTGGCGCAGGAACTGGCCATTGGTACCAGCGGAGAGTTTCTTGACGGTCTTGTTGCCGTTGCCGAGGATGACAGTATTAGCGGTGAGTGTCTCGTTTGTGGTGACGGCGTTGGAAGCGGTGTTGGCCACGATAGTCCAGCGTGCCGGTGTGGTGATTGTACCGCCACTTTCTACGGCTGCCTGAACGCAGATGATGTAGTCGCCCGGAGCGAGGGATGCGTTGCTTACGGCGATGCCCGCGCTGTTGGTATAGGCCACGCCTGTCATGGTGCTGATGCAGATGTAAGTATCGCCTTTTGACGCAGGGATGTCATTGAGGGATCGGTATTCGTCAGGGTTGTCGGCCTGTAGGCCGTAGGTGCCTATGATGGTCATGCCCGACGAGATGTTGGCGATTTGCTCGTCTGTGTATTGGTTGGCAGCGGCAAGGGCTCTCTTGACCGCCAGCGGGGTGGCAGCGGTGCCTCCAGTGGCCGCGTTGAGGTCGCTGTCGGTGGCATCGCTGAGGTAGGTGTGGCCCTTGACGGTATCGGAGGCCGTTGCGCCAGTGTGGTTGCTAATGGCGGTGCTCAGCGATTGGATGAGTGTGGTGACGGCGGCCTTGCTCCAAACATCGAAAGAGAGTATTTCGGGATTCGCAGGGTCGTCGGCATAGGCTTCGATGGTGAAAGTGTAGTAAGCGTTATTGTGCACGTCTTCGTTTGGTTCCACATCGATGACCTTGGTCGGCACAACGATTTGGCTGCCGCGATAGAGCAGGCCTTTGTCGGTGATGAAATAGAGCATGTCCTTGTCTATCTCCTGATTGAGATATTTTCGCATCGTTCCATACTTGATGCCTTTTACTTTTGGGTTGTCTGCCATGGTTTATTGTGTTTTAGGGTTGTTTGTTTGTGTTTTTTTCATTCAGCGGTTTGCTCCTGCACGGGAACCGGGCACATTGTCGGGTTGTATTCCACGCTGCCCAGCGTGAGGTCGGGACAGTCGATCTGTAGTCCGTCCTCAAGGGAATAGACATATCGGATGAATGCCTGTAGCCGTATCTGGTATTCGGCCTCGGTGAGGCGTTGGAAGGCTTGGTTGTTCAGGCTGTCGTAGTCTGTTGCGTTTGAAGGGTCGGTGAACCTTTCAGTAATGTCGTAGTCTTGGGAGTAGTCGCCTTTCGTGACGGTGAGCGTTTTGTTTCGTGCGTATCCTGTGTTCTGGTATGCCATTTTGGTTGGTGTTTAAGTGTTGTTTAATCGATGATGGATTGCATTTCTTCCCATTCGAGGTAATAGCTGTACTGCTTGACGCAGACACCTTTGCCCCATGAGAATTTGTATGGGCCAGGTTCCTTGATGCATACGGGGCTGCTCCATTCGTAGATGTATGGGCCCTCTTCCTCGGTGCAGAAAGGGTTGCTCCATGAGAACTCATAGACGAATCCTCCCATGTTGGCGATTCTGGCCATCGTCACTTTTTCAGTATCTTGTTGGAGGTCTTGGCGGAGCGCGGTGACGAGGAAGATGCCCGGTGTGTTCCATTCCCTGTAAGCACAGAAGCCCGTGGACAGTTCAGCCGTCCCCGAAATTACGGGTTGCGTGAAGAAGGTCTGGTCTTCGATGCATTTCAGCCTGTGTTCCTGCAAGGTGCGGGCAGAGCCGTTCTTGATGAATTTTTCCCAAACCACACCCGATGAGTTGAACAGCAACCCTCGTGCCGATGGCGCGATGCCTTTACTCCAGCATCCCGCCTTTACCGTCTCGTCCAAATGGTCTGCATAAAGGTTTATCATGTCCCTTTCATACTGGGTGTCCGTGTTGATTTCATCATCCCTGCGTTTGTCTTTTACCAATGTAATTTTCGGGTTACGGTACATCTGCTGGGTAAACCCAGAAAGGAGAAATAACACATGCCAGCTCAGTTTGAAATCGAACAGGAACACGCCATTGCCGACGGTGAGCCTCAATCGGCCTGCTACAGGCGGCAACGGAAGGTATTCCCCATCGGCACGAACACGGTACAAGGTACTCGCGATCTGCGTTTTCTTGGCCAGTGCGATGCGGTTTGTAGTCCACCCGCCTTTCGTCACCAATGGATCCCTGTCCTCGTCGTCGTATTTATAGTCCTTGTAATATGCCAGGAACATATCACCATAACTTGATGCCGCGCCGGAAACCCAATAACCATTCCCAATGCCGAGCGGGGACACTTTGCCGAGGTGTCCAGTTATAGTTTGAGGAACTTGTATATCTTCCGAATCGGCATTTTTGTAATGGTAGATAGCGGTGCCAGCATCATTGAGGACTTCAAGTTTGACAGGAACCATTATGGCGAATCTGTTCATCTCCCTCCATTCTTTTTCAAAGCCTATGTACCAGCTTTGCTGTGTGACCCACTCATCTGGTGGGTTGTCAAATGGGTTGGGTCTGAAACTGAGTATAAAATCAAGATTAACGCGCAACTGGTATTTGTCGCGGTCAGGCACTATTGGAAGATAGCCGGTTTCAATGCTGAGCACTGTTTCTGTTTCGGCTATGCTGCCCGCCACATTGCCCCTGACAAGATTGCGCTCGGCCAATATTGGGACAGACCCTTGGTAATGGTCTATTGTCATGCATTTGATACGCCAACCAACGCCAGTATTGGCACCGTCAGTAAGGATTGGGCGTGTGCGGAAAAACTTTGCATTAGGGGAAATGTCAACAGGTCGCACAGGCCCTATATAAGAACCCGCCTGAATGTAATACCCCATATTCAGTCTGGTGGGGAAAACACTCTCATCGTAGCATCCGACAAAGTATATTTCATCTTCACACCACGGAAAAAAGTCGTAGTCAATTTCCCCATCGGCCAGCGTCTCATCAGCATCAGGCTCGAAGGCCACCTCAAACCAGCCGAAAGTTTCGCTGCCCTTCAGGTAAGCATCGGTTCCTTTCCAGACGGGATAATTGTGGAAGTTGTCGTGGTCGCGGAGATATTCGATGTCGTAAATGTATGGTTGGGCGTTTTTTTGAATGATGCGCAAACCGAGCGGACGCAAGATTTCTTCCAACACTTCGCGTTTGCTCTTCATCTTGTTCCATGATTCGCTGTCGGACTTGAAACGGTCGGCGTTGATGTAGAGCATATTCAGCGTGATGGGCTGTTGGGTCTTGGGTTCAAGAAGCGAGGTATAAAGATTGAAACCGATGTCGCCAAATATCGGGTAAAGGCAGTCTCGAACGATGGCCCAAACGCTCTGTTTGCCGGTTAGGGTGAAGGGGATGCGGTTGAGGGATCCGAAGTCCGAAAAGATAATCTCGGTCACATAGGCTTTTTTGAAGCTGTACGGTTCCTCGTAGATGGAATCGTCCAAAAGACCAAACCAATACCACATCCCATTTCGTCTGACGAGAACGGCTGCATTGGGGTGGTTCATCAATTGCATCATTTGACGGTCGCTTTCATTCGACACACGCAAGGTGCATGTGGACGACTGCACCACATCCATCTTTCCCGTTTCCTGCCATTCAATGACACAAGGCTCGTCACCCTCCAGACAAATCTCCAAAGGGCGGGCAGCATAATTATCGATATAGATGTCAATATCCCAAAGCGTGTTGTCGAGGCTGCGGAAATGGGTGGTATATGCGATTTGGTAGCTCATTTCTCTAAACTCTAAACTCTAAACTCTCAATGGCTCCGCCGGTTGATGTTGGTCTGCTTGTCGAGTAGGGCCACCAATTGGCGGCCCTCGATGACGAACTTCAACACTGATGTGCCGCCGACGTCGTTGCCGCCTATCAGCGAGCGCAGCTTGTCCAAGGGGGCGATGACTTCGGGGTTGCTGCTTGCGCCGCTGTATTCGCCCATCAGTCCTAATGTGGGGCCGTAGACGAGGCCGCCGTTGGCGAACTTGGGCAGGCTTGACAGGGCTGCAATGACCGAGGCCACGGCTGCCACGGCCATCATGGCACCTACAACCGGGATGCCCGCCACCGATGCGGCTGCGCCCGTGGCCGCCGCTGCGGTGTTGGAGGTGGCTTCGGCTGCGTTGTCGGCCACGATTTTTGCCGTGGCCGCGTCTTTGACGGCTTGCATGGTCTTGGTGACTGCCGTGATGTTCTCGATGATTTCTACCACCGCCTGAAGGCTTTGGAACAGGCTGATGAAGCCGTCGATGGTCTGCGTGAGCGCGTCCCATGCGTTGTCGGTGTCGGTGAGTGCGTCCTTGATGTCGCGGATGGAGTTGCCTATGCCCTTGATGCCGCTCCAGCCTTTGGCGAAGTTTTCGAGAGGGCTGGCGGCCACGGTTTGGTTGACGCCCTCGAACTCGTCCTTCAGTTGCCTGACGAGGGCGATTTGCGCGTCAATGATGGGGAGTTGGTCTTGTGAGACCTGCTTGCGGATGTTTTCCAGTTCGGTCAGCTTTTGCTCGAACTCGCCGAGGCTCTTGAAGTCGAAGAGGCCTTTCAAAGGCTTTGGATTGGCGTAGGAGGGTTCGGGAACCTCTATCGAGGCGGGCGTTGCAATGGACGCGAGTTTCGGGACGAGTTCCACCGTTTGGCGCACCTCGTCCTTCAGTTCCTTCACCTTGCCTGTCAGCTTGTCAAACTGCTTGCCTATGGCGTCGTAGCGTTGCTGCATGGCGTTCAGGGTGGCGGCCTCGGCCTCGGCCAGCCCATCGTTGGCGGCAATGCTTTCCTTCACCTTCTTCGCCTGTTCCTGTATGGCCTTGCCGAGGGCCTCGTAGCTCATCGTCTGCCAACTGACTGACTCGGTGGCTCCGTCAACGCTGCCTTTCATTTGGTCGGCGGCGGTGGCGGCTTCGCCCCATGCGGCGTTCATTTCGTTGGTCATAACCTTGATTTCTTCATCAAGGTTGGCAATCTTCACGCCGATGCTCATGCGTTTTGAGGCGTTGATTCCGAGCGTGATGCCGCCTTTGTTGGCCTTTTCCTTTTCCAATGCCTCGTCATACTCCTTTTGGAGTTCGTCGCGTTCCACTATCTTTGCGCCTATCGATGCGCTCAGGCTCTTGGCCTTGGCCTCGTAGCCGAGTTGCCGGCAGTAGGTTTGGCTTTTGCCTGTCAGTGTGTCGTACCAGTCGGCGGCGGTCTGGTGGTAGCCGAAGGCCTCGCCGTATTTCTCGTTCAGTTTCTGTATGGCATCGGTGGTGTCCTTGCCTTGGTCCATCAGGTTCTTGAGGGCGGCAATCTCGGTGTCGATTTCGGCCTTGGCGTTGCTTGCCGCGCTTTTGTAGGCTTCGTTGGCCTCTGTCAGCGTGTCCATGCCATCGGCGGCTTCGCGGCCACTGTTGGCAAGCCGTGTGATGAGAGCGACGATGGCGGTGATGGCTGCTGACAATCCTAATGTCATGGCGGCATAGAGGCCTGTGACGGCCACCTTCAGGGCGGTGGTTCCGGCGGCTGCACTGATGCCTGCCGCTGCCAGCATGTTTTGTGCCGTGGCCGTCACTTTCGAGTGTACGCCCAGCACGGCGGTGCGGGTGGCGGCCATCTTGGAGCCTTGGGCAAAGGCTGTAAGGGCTGCCGTAGCTTGCTTGACATAGACGACACCCTTGGCGATGCCCGACAGGGCGATCGTGACGTTGGCCAAACCTTCAACGGCGTTCATGGCTGGAGCCACCATTTCGCCAAGTGTTTCCTTTAAGTCGCCAAATGCGTTCCTCGCATTGACAATCTGTCCGTAGGGCGTGGCTGCCAGCTTTGCGTTGGTGCCGTCCACGATTTGGCCGACCACCTCGGTCAGCATGGCCACCTTTTCCTCTTCGGTGCCGTATTTCAACACGGCTTCCTGTGCCTCGTCGAAGGTGTAGCCCAAGCGCTTCAGCGCACCCGTCTCACCGGCGAACACCTTGCCAAGCATCTGGGCCACACTCACAGCGCTTTCAGCCGAGGCGTTGTAGCCGTATTGCTGGGCTATCATGTCATCCATCACGGGGATTAGCGCTTCGAGGCTCTCCTTCTTCTGCATGTAGGTGGCCAGTTCCTGCGCTCCCGACAAGATGACCTCGTCGCCAATCACGCCCAATTTCTGTTGTTCCGCCGCAAGGTCTTTGATGCTCTGGATTTCGTCGTCGGTGGCTCCCATTGTGTTGCGCATCATCTGCTCAAGGCGGGCTTCGGCTGCTGACTGCACTGCGTAGGCATCAGTCAGGCCGCGCATTACAGAATGAAGGCTTTGTATTGCCGACCCTACCTGGTCGATGGTTTGGGCAATCTGGTTGGCGTTAAGAAGCTTCTCATTGAGTTCGTGGGAGCGTTTCTTAACTGCATCAATAGCCTCGGCCAGTTCCTTTGCGCTGACTTCCACTTCCTTGAAGCTGTCGCTTCCCGTGATTTTTATCTGAAGTTTGACTATATCTGACATTTTTTCTCTATATTTGCAGCGTTAAACGATTGGCAATATGACAATACTCGGTTTTTTCAGCGATTTATGGAAGATTTTGATTGAATATCTTTCATTGTTGAGCGGTGCAGAACTGCTTGTCATCATTGTTTTTACGGTTGTCTTTTCGGTATTCCTTTATGTTCTTTGCGATTGGGGCATGAATCCCCGCAAGTACGAAAGCCGCTGATTCACCCCAGCCCCTGCTCCCTCTTCACTTTCTCGAACCTTTCCCGAATCTGCTTCGCCGTGAGCTTTTCGCTCTCCGCCTCATTCCTCATTCCGCGTTCCTCATTCCGCATTTCCCAAGCGAACTTCATCACATCCTGTGGTTTCAGCCCGCGTTTGCTGTAGGGCTGGAGCATGCAGGTGCATTGCATCCTCGTCCGCTCCCATGCGGCGCGTTCCCGGCGTTGCTCCGCCTCGGCCCAGCCTTGGTAGACGGCTGAAAACTCAAGTGGGGTACACCGGCAGAAGTCGTCCACCGACATGCCTATGCACCCCACCGCTGTTCCCATCAGGGTCAGGATGTCGCTTACTGCGGTTCCTGAGCCTGTCGAAGGGCCGTTTTTTTTTCGTCGCCGGTCGCCGCGCCCATCTCGTTGGTGAACTGGGTAAGCGTGTCGGGTTCGAGCAGGTCGGCGAAGTCCATCAGGCCCATGTCGAACTCCACGCCGTCGGCCTTCGACGCCGATGCCATGCAGCACCAGAGGAAGGTCACGAGGTCGCTCACGTCGCCCTCCCCGATTTGGCTCACGTCCTTGCCGGTTTCGCGCTTGAAGCGCAGCATCGCGCCCATCGTCACCCGGCAGGGGTATTCCTTTCCGTTGATCTTGATCGTCATCATGGCTTACCCTCCCTGTCCTCAAGCTCCCACTACAGTCACAGGCCCCGAGTTCTCAAGGGTGATGCTCCATTTCTCGTCGTCGTCGGCGGGGCCGTCCTGTTCGAGGTTGGTGATGATGAAGTCGCCCTCGTAGAGGCCTTCGGTGGCTCCCTGGTTGCGGTACTTGTAGCGCACCTTGACGGTCTTCTTGCTGAGCCACGCCGTCTTCAGGTCGGGGAAGCCTACGCTGCTGGCGGCCACCTCGTCGTAGACGAAGCCCTCGGCGGTGATCTGTTCCGAGAGGCTCTTCACGTATTTCTGTTTCCACGAGGCCGCGCCCTGTTCCTTGGTGACGCGCTCGCCGGTCTCCGTCGTGTCGGTGATCTTGCAGCCCGTCGAGTAGCCGAAAGGCTTGAAGTCGTTTCCTTCGACGAGACCCATCAGGAGGTCTACTCCGTTTCTGTATCCCACTTGTTCTGCCATAGTTGTGTTGTTTTGTTGGTGATGTTGTATTGTTTTTCTTCCGTATGGACAATCCACGTCACGACGGCAAGGCCGATAGCGGCTGCGGCCACCACAATGGCTGTCCCTTTGATGGTTTTCTTCGCTCGTTCCTTCATGTTTAAGGGGTGTTTAACGGCTGTTT